AATTTAAAAACAAATAAAGATGGCGTTTTTGGTTACAGGCCTTACGGCTTACACAGAACAAAATGAGCAACAGCTCGTTAGTGCTTCGCTGTTTGAGGCACGTACTCAACAGCTGATCCTTTCCGAAGGTAATGTTATGACTGGCGTAAAATCTAGTCAAACCGTTAACCGTATGGATACGGATGTTTTCTTCCAGGATGATAGCTCTTGCGGCTTCCTTAGTTCGGGCACCACTGAATTTTCTCAGCGTACTTTGACTGTAGGAAAGGTAAAGGTACAAGAGACCTTATGTCCGAAGGATCTTGAGTCGGTTTACCTTCAAAAAGCTTTGCCAGCGGGCGGAAATTACGATACTATCGCATTTGCGAATGAGTACACAGCACGTAAAGCTGGTAAGATTGCAGAGGCTTTGGAAACAGCTATTTGGACTGCAACTGGTAGCGGTTACGGTGGCACTAACGGACTTTTAAATAAGTTCAAAGGAATTCGCCAACACATCGCTGATGCTGGCACATCTGTAAATGCAAACGTTACAGGATTCTACGGAACAGGCGCTCCGATCACAGGTATTGATACAATGGAAAAAGCACAAAAGGCTGTTCTTGCAGTTATCAATGCTCTTCCTGCTGCTGTGAAAGGTAAGGCTGATGTTCGCATTTTCTGCGGATGGGATGTTTACACTCTTCTTATTCAGAAGTACGTTGATCTGAATTTGTTCCATTATAATCCAGGTTCTACAAATAACGCTGCTGATTCTGAGTTCCTGGTACCTGGTACATCTTATAAAGTAGTTCCTGTTCACGGTTTGAATGGTACTAACGACATATATGCAATGAGAATGTCAAATGTTTTCTTAGGGACAGATCTCGTAGGGGAAGAGGAATCGTTTGAAATGTGGTACTCACAAGACGATCGTAACGTGAAGTTCTCGGCCAATCTGAAAATTGGTGTTCAGCTGGCTTTCCCTGATGAAGTTGTACGTTTCGAAGCGTAATTAATTAATCACAGGGAGGGGTAAAACTCTCCCTTCTTAAAACATATATAATCATGCCATCATGTGCGCTCACCACCGGATACGCCCTCGACTGTAAAGATTCTGCGGGCGGGATTACCGAAGTTTTCTTTATCGAAAAAGCAAACGTTTCTAATATTGCAACTTCTTCCGGTGTTGTAACTGGTTTGACAAAGGCAAGCGGTAAGCGTTTCTGGAAATATGAACTTCCAAAAGAAACAGGAAACTTTACACACAATCCGCAAGTTTCAACTGAAAACGGTACTTTGTTCTTTGAACAAAATCTCACAATAGTTGTAAACAAACTTTCAGCTGCTATCAATACCGAATTAAAATTGTTGGCTCAAAATATTGTAATTGCTGTTGTAAAAGACAATAATAATAAATATTGGATGCTAGGAAAGGAAAGAGGTTTAGATATGGGTGCATCTGAAAGCGGAAGCGGAACAGCATTTGGAGATCGTTCAGGATATACTCTTAATTTCATGGGTAAAGAGCCTGATCTTCTTTATGAAGTGAATAGTTCTGTAGCTTCAGCACTTGAAACAGCCGGGTTTTTTGTTAATAGGTATTTATAAAAGGAATGATAAAGCTCACAAAAGGAAATACTGAAACTTTGATTTTGACGCTTAAAGAAAAGCAGACTATCTTAGATGCAAATTTTCTTTTTGTGTTTCAAAGCCGCACAACAAATGATAAGGTAAAATTTGTGCTTGTAAATAGCGCAGATCAAAGTCTTTATCAGAATCGCTACAATCAGTTTTCATTGGTAGTTAATACCTATTTTGCGAATGTGGAAGAAGGTTGGTACACTTACAAAGTATATGAGCAGGCAAGTCCTTCAAATACGAATGAGACAAATGCAGGTGCGGTTGTTGAAACTGGTTTAATGTTTTTATCAGATGGTCAAGATGTGACTACTACTAAATATAATAACCCAACAAGTTACAAAGTTTATGATGCAGAATAGAGTATCTTTTATAAAGTTTGCCGATGTGAAAGTTCCTATAATGAAAGAGGTGCCGAATAAAGGCTGGGTGTTATTTGGTGAAGATAATAAGTTCCCGAATATGCTTTTGAATATGTTTAACAAAAGCAGCAAGCATAATGGTATTGTTTTGGGAAAGGTGAATTACATTGTAGGTAAAGGATTTGACAATATCACGCAAGCAAATGCTTATGAAAATTCAAATGAGATACTTAAAAAACTTAGCTTAGATATTGAGGTTTTTGGTGGGTGTTATATTGAGGTGCAATATAATGAACTTGGAAAGATAGGCGCTTATTATCACGTACCTTATCACAAAGTTCGCAGTAATAAAGACAATACACAATTTTTTGTTAAGGACTGGGAAAGCTACAAAAAGAATGATGAACCAAAAGTCTTTTTGGCTTATAATCCTAACCAGGATGTTAAGATGCTTCGCAATCAAACTCAAATTCTTTATTACAAAGAATACAGGCCAGGTGTTGAGACTTACAGCTATCCCGGCTATATGGGTGCTTTGAATGCGATACAGACGGATATTGAAATAAGCAAATACCATTTGTCAACTATTACGAACGGGATGTTTGCTTCAAAGATGATCAGCTTTTTTGAGGGCATACCTAGCGAAGAAGAAAAAAGGGAAATTGAGAAAGGATTTAAAAGCAAGTTTACAGGAAGTGAGAATGCAGGCAATATAGTTTTGAATTTCGGTAAAGATCCTGCAAAGCGTCCGCAGTTGGATGATCTTAGCAGTACTGAATTAGATAAGCATTTTGACATACTTGCAAAAAGTATTCAGCAGGAATTGTTCTCTGGTCACCAGGTTGTCAGTCCGATGCTATTTGGTGTACGTGTTGAGGGGCAATTAGGCGGGCGTAGTGAGATTCGTGAGGCTTATGAGATATTTAAGGCTACTTATGCAAATGACAAACAGCAAGCATTAGAATTACTTTTTAAAGAGATCACAGGTGTTGACGCAAAGATCATTCCTGTTGAGCCTATAGGGTTTGAGTTTAGTGAGGCTACCTTATTACAGATTGCACCAAAAAAATGGCTACTTGAAAAAGTAGGTATCGATCCGAATCAATATCCTGAAAGTCTGCCAACAGAGGCCGTTCCTTCGCAAGCTTCTGCTGAAGTGAAAGCAGTTAATGAGAATCTTAAAAACCTAACAGGCCGCCAATGGCAAAGCCTGACAAGGATCATCCGCAAATTTGAGAAAGGTGAGATCAGTCAGGAACAAGCTAAATTGCTTTTGAAAAGTAGCTTAGGATTGAATGATGACGAAGTGAATACGATGCTCTCTATTGATAACGCAATGGAATTTAGCGCACAGGAAAAGGATGAACTTTTACTTGCTGAATTTGCAAAATGCGGTGTAAACAAATCTGATTACCTTATAGTAAAGACATTGCCTGCTAAATTCACATCACAGGAATTTAACGAAGTGAATCAGCTTGAAGCAAACGTTTTGGATCTGCTTAGAAAAGATAAAAGAATAACTCCTGAGATTATTGCTGAAACATTAGATATTGAAGTTGACAGCGCAAAGCAAATAATCAAAAGGTTAACAGAGGAAGGAAGGATAAAGATTAAAGTTGTGAAGGTAGGTATTGATGAGGTGATAGAGCGCACACTTACCGAACCGCTTGCAAAGCAAACGGATATTAGACCTGAAACATTGAATTTTAAGATCTTTTATGAATACACCTGGAAGCCTGGATTTACAGATGCTGATAACGATACAAGGCGCAATTTCTGCGCTCGTTTGCAAGACTTAGGGAAATTATGGTCGCGTGCTGAAATTGAAACTATGAGCCGCAGAATGGGTTACAGCGTATGGGATCGGAAAGGTGGATGGTATACAGAGCCGGACGGCTTTCGTTCAAAAGAATGCAGGCACCAATGGGTGCGTCAAATTGTAATGAAAAAAAAGTAACAAATGAGAGATATCCTTTTTATCAGTCCTGAAAATATTTATGAGCGTTCCCCTGTTCATAAAAACATAGATAGTAAAATGATCGTTTCCGAAATAAAGACCGTTCAGGAAATGCAGCTTTTGCCTGTTTTGGGAACAGCTCTTTATGAAAGGTTGCAAGATGGAATAGATGATAATGATCTAACGGCGGACGAAGAGACATTGCTTAAAGATTATATTCGAGATGCAATGATTCATTACACTATTTCGGAGCTTGCAGACGGTTTGTCTTATCAGATTTGGAATAAGGGACTTACAAGAAAGACAACAGAAAACAGCGAAGCGGTAAGCTCTTCAGAGATTGATGATTACAAAGCAAAGTATAAAAATAGGGCTGAATGGTATCTGGAAAGACTGATTAATTATCTTATTGAAGAAGCAGGAACAGGATCTAAATTTCAGGAGTATATTAATCCAGGAAGCCGGGTTGATACTTTTGTTCCTAAACGTTCGGCTTATGAAATAGGTATTTATTTGGGTAAAACAGCGATGCCAAAAGAGGACGTTCCTAAGTGGTATCGATACGAATTCTTATCCTGTTGCCAATGAGTTATACAAAGAAAACTGAAAAGCTTTTAAAAGCATATTTAAAAAAACATGAGTCCAACGCTCAATCAAATAATAAAAAAGCTAATAACGATCGCAGCCGCTCACAAACAAGTGAGAACGGCAAAGCACGTAAAAGCTGAAGACTTTGTAGTTTTTGATTACAAAGATGTGGATTATCCTGCCGTTTGGTATACTTTGAATACAAGTGCAATAAGCGGTAAGGAAAAGACGTATAGCATTGTTGTAACCATTGCAGACATTCACCACGTTGAAAACATGGATGAACTTGAAATGCAAAGCGACTGCGAGTTAATCGGTCATGATCTTTTGGCGCAAATAGGCTGGGATAAGCACGAATGGACAATGCAGCGGTCTGCAAACTTTGAATATTTCAGACAAGGGCAAGAAGATGTTTTGGCCGGTGTTACTTTTCAGATAGATTTGAAAGTGCCTATAATTTACGATGCTTGCCAGGCGCCGTCAAATTATGAGTTACCGAATGGTAATTTCGTATATATTAACACAAACAGATTTATGACAGTTGCGGATTTTATAGCAGGTAGCGGTCAACCAATGGAGCAGGGAGATACTGAATATCAGAATAATCAGTTAACTATTGCTCCTTTTGTGTTTATTGATGGCATATTGCAGACGTACGTAGTGCGGTCCGATCGTAGGTATATTTCACACAATGCAACAACAAAAACAATAACAATAAATGGCGGTGTCAATGAAGGCGAAAATATTAGGATTCTTTTGTAGTTTAATTCTTTTATCTGCATCGGTAAAAGGTCAAACTGTGGATGGTGTTTTATACACTAATTTTAACAACTATTATAAATGGCGGGGCGGTGCTTTTGATTCTACTTTACTCATTCCTAACATTGCTGCTTCGATTGGTCGCAGGCCGGGAGCGATATATTACAAGTCGGCAGATAGTTCGCTTTATTCGTGGACTGGTTCGCAATGGCAAAAGGTAGGTCAATCGACTGCAAGCGACACTGCAACGGTGGTCAAAGCGTACGTAACCAATGCAGAAGCGGTTACGATTACAAAAGGTCAGGTGGTGTATATTTTTGGCGCAAGCGGTGATAGGGCATCGGTAAAGCTGGCAAAGAATACAAGCGATACATTCAGCTCAAAGACATTGGGTATTGTTAGGGCTGATATTGCGGCGGGTGCGGCGGGATGGATTACAACACAGGGGCAGGTAGGCGGTATCAATTTAGGTGCATATACGGCAGGGGATATTTTATGGTTGGATAGCGTACCGGGTAGCTTTACAAAGACAAAGCCTCAAGCACCTTACCACGCGGTTTTCGTTGGGGTCGTAGAGCGTGCAAATGCAGGGAACGGCTTAATTTATGTAAAGCCACAAAACGGAGTGGAATTAGACGAGCTGCATGACGTTAGAATTACAAGCCTTGCCAATAATGAAATAATAAGATACAATTCATCGCTGGGTTATTGGGAGAATAAAAGCATTACAACTGTGTTAGGTTACACTCCTTTGAATGTTACCGATACAACGGCTATGCTTACTCCTTACCTTCGCTCAAATGTAGCGGCTGCTACTTATCAGCTTATCTTAGATACCGTTCCTTTGGCGGTCTTTGGTGCTGGTAGCGGTGCTGCTGGCGATACGGCTGCATTCAGCACATCGGCTGTGTACGGTAGCTTTTACAATGCAGGCAGCGACACTTTGATTATAACACAAATGAGGGCAGGGGTGTTAGGTACTTCGCCAAATATTACAACAGAGGTTTATTGGAATGATTCTTTGAAT